CCACAGGCATCGCCACTTCAACATCATCAGCAAGGGCAGCGTCACTTGCTACACCGAGTTTGGGTTGGAGACCCACACCGCGCCTGCTTCGTTCATCTCGGAGCCGGGCACCAAGCGGGTGGTGCACACCCATGAGGATGCAATCTGGACAACGATCCACCCCAACCCGACCAATGAGACAGACATTCCAACGCTGGAGGAGATGTTCACCGCGATGGAGTATGCCGAGATGGGCATGGAAGTTTACGAACACAAGGAGGTTATTCGATGAGTTATCTGATCTCTGGTGCCATCATTTTGAGCACCGCATACAGCGCAGACCAAGCCCGAAAGTCGCGGCAGCAGGCCGAGTCCGACCAGCGCACCCTGCTTGCGCAGCAGGCCGCTGATCAAGCTGCCATGCGCCTTGAGCTTGGCAAGCAGACCGCTGAATACGCCAAGCAAGGTGCGTCACTTGAGCAGCAAGCCCAGACCGCTCGCCAGCAGTTTGAGACCTCCCAGGCAAACTATGCGACCAACAAGCTGGAGATGGAGCGCAAGGCCAAGGAAGTGCAGGCCGCTGCCGACGAAGAGCGCCGCAAGGCCGCTGCAGCCGAGGCATCCGCACTCAGGGCTCGCACCCGTGGTGGTCGCCGCTCGCTGCTGTCTGGTGAGCGCATGGACGCAGAGCTCGGCATCCCGATGGATCTGGGCAGTGGCGGCATGAGGATCCAGTAATGGCCACCCTGCCCCAGTTCAAGCAGCGCCAGCTCGCCCGGCGCAGCACCTCAGACATCGACCGGCTGGCCAAACAGTACAAGTCCAACATCGATGCGCTGACTGGCGAGTACCAGACCGCCTTCACTGGCTACCAAGCTGGCGTGGCCAAGAAGATGGAACCGTTTGAGGCGCAGATGAAGACCTACAAAGAGTCTGTGCTGCCAACCTACGAAACGCAGAAGGCCGCCTACCAGAAGAAGCTGGAGGACTACAACACAATGCTGGCCGAGATTGAGAAGAACCCAGTCATTCCAATGACCGGGATCAGAGAGTACAAGCAGCCAAGGTTTGGTTTGTTCGGCTTGGCTGGCTACGAGACTAAGCGCGAAGAGTTCACCTACTACGCGCCCAAAGAGATCCCTAAATTCACAGAGACAGCACCAGCCCTGCCAGAAGTGCCGACTGCGCCCACCATCGAGGAGTTCGACTCTTCGCAGTTCGGGGCCAAAAAAGTTGAGGCCGAGAGCGTGTTCAAGCGCGAGATTGGCGAGCGGCGTGCCGCCAAGATTGGTGCCGTGTCTCGCAAGATAACCAGACCAATGTTGCAAGGAGAACAGTGATGCCCGGCCACTACGATGCAAAAGCAAGCAAGATGAAAGACAAAGTCGCCAAGGTCATGCGCGAATACAAGGCTGGAAAGCTCAAGAGCTCCAGCGGCGACAAGGTGACCAGCCGTGACCAGGCCGTTGCCATCGCCATGTCCGAATCTGGCATGAGCAAGGAGAAGAAAAAATGAAAGAAGTCTGGGACAAACCACGCCCCAAAGACCTGGGCAAGCCAAAGGAACTGTCGTCAGCTGAGAAGCGGATGGCTATGCGCCGCGCCGCCAAAGCTGGCCGACCCTACCCCAACCTTGTGGACAACATGGCTGCGGCCAAGGGGCAAAAATGAAGATCGAAATTGAGATCGAGCAAGAGATGGAAGACAAGGTCGAGCTCTCCAAGCTGCCGCCTGCTTTGCGCAAGAAGATCGAGAAGTACATGGCTGCAAAGAAGCCTGAAGCTCCCATGAAAAGCCTTAAGCAAATGATGCATGAGGCAAAGCTGGAAGAGGACGAAGACTGATCATGGAATACGACAAGACCACACCAGGCGGCATGCGCCTGACCCCTGAGCAGATTCTCAAGCGACAGGTCGCAGCTCAAACCAAAAAGGACGAGTTCCAGCAGCTCTACCAAGATGCCTACGAGTTCGCCCTGCCCCAGCGCCAACTCTATGGTGTGTGGGAAGGCGGTGTCACCGGCAGCAAAAAGATGCAGCGCGTGTTTGACTCGACCGCGATCAACTCCACCCAGCGTTTTGCCAATCGTTTGCAGTCTGTGGTTTTTCCACCACAGCGCAAATGGGCCAAGTTGGAGGCTGGCTCGGACATCCCTCTTGAGCGCAAGCAGCAGGCGCAGGCCGTGCTGGAGGTCTACCAAGACAAGATGTTCACCATGCTGAACCAGTCCAACTTTGACATCGCCATGGGCGAGTTTTTGCTGGATCTGGCGGTTGGCACCGCGTGCATGATGGTGCAGCCGGGTGACGATGTGTCGCCGCTGAACTTCATCCCCGTGCCGCTCTTTTTGGTGACCTACGAAGAGGGAGCCAACGGCCAGGTAGACAACGTCTACCGACGCATGCGCATGAAGGGCGAGAGCATCCAGCGCCAATGGCCTGATGCAAACATCCCTGACGACTTGGCACGCAAGATCGCAGACAAGCCAACTGACGACATCGAGCTGCTGGAAGCCACCATCTACGACCACAAGCGTGGCGACTACTGCTACCACGTCATCGACAAGGCCTCCAAGCAGGAGCTGGTCTATCGCCGCCGCAAGATGAGCCCCTGGGTGATCAGCCGGTACATGAAGGTGGCTGGCGAGATCTATGGCCGTGGCCCACTGATGACCGCCCTGCCCGACATCAAGACGCTGAACAAGACCATCGAGCTGCTGCTCAAGAACGCATCGCTGGCCGTGGCGGGTGTCTATACCGCCGCAGACGATGGTGTGCTCAATCCCAACACGGTCAAGATCGTGCCGGGTGCGATCATCCCAGTGGCACGCAATGGCGGCTCACAAGGCCCAGCACTGCTGCCCCTGCCACGCAGCGGTGACTTCAACGTCAGCCAGCTGGTGATCAACGATCTGCGCTCCAACGTCAAGCGCATCTTGCTGGATGAATCGCTGCCGCCAGACAACATGAGCGCCCGGTCGGCCACCGAGATCGTCGAGCGCATGAAGGAGCTGGCCCAGAACCTGGGCTCTGCCTTTGGCCGCTTGATCAACGAGACCATGATTCCGGTCACCGCCAAGATCCTTGAAGTGATGGACGAGCGCGGCCTGATCGACATGCCCCTGCGCGTCAACGGGTTGGAGGTCAAGGTCACCCCGGTGGCCCCGCTGGCCATGGCTCAAAACATGGAAGAGGTCAACTCGATCATGCAGTACATGCAGATCAGCCAAAGCCTTGGCACCGATGGCCAGTTGGCCATCAAGACCGATGTGCTGGTGGACTACCTGGCCGACAAGCTGGGCGTGCCTGCTGCCGTGCGCAACACCGCCGCCGAGCGTGCCGTGCTCATGGAAGAGATGCGCAACCAACAGCAGCAGCAAGCCTTGGCCCAGGCCATGGCCATGCAGGCCCAAGCGGGTGCCGGTGGTATGCCTGCGCTGCCTGCGCCACAAGGGATGCCAGCATGAGCTGGGATGAGATCAACGCCATTGGCGAGACCTCCGACATTCGCGAGGTTGATCAAAAGCGCGAGGACTTAGCCAAGCTGACCCTGCGCGTATTCGGCTCCGAGGACGGCCAGAAGCTGCTGCATTGGCTCCAAGATATGTATGTGAATGTGCCCATCGCCGTACCGGGCACAGACCCTTCGCACGCCTTCTTTGCCGAAGGGCAAAGGACGGTGGTGAGGGACATCATGGTACGGATCAACACAGCAAGGAAACTATGAGCGACACAGCAACCGTCGAGCCCGGTGGCACCGGCCTACTTGACAACGTGCAAGTGACTGACGAAACCACCAAGCCAGACAATCCACAAACCGCAGAGATCAGCCACAAGGCTGCAGCCCCAGGCGCACCAGAGCCAGATGAGCCCCTGGAACGCCCCGACTTCTGGCCTGAGAACTTCTGGAAGAAGGACTCCAACGAGCCCGACCTGGAAGGCATCGCCAAGAGCTGGTCAGATCTGCGCAAGCAAATCAGCCAGGGCAAACACAAAGCGCCAGCAGACGGCAAGTACGACCTCAAGGCCTTTGGCGAAGAGGCCGACACCAACCCCATCGCCTCGACCCTGTCGGGCTGGGCCAAGGACAATGGTTTGTCCCAGGCCGCATTTGACGATTTGGTCGGCAACCTGCAGACCCAGGCCGCAGAGCTTATGCAGGGCGACATGGTTGACCCGGCGGTTGAAATGAAGCAGCTTGGCCCCAACGGCAACGCAATTGTCAGCGGCATGGTTGACTGGGCTCGCGGCTTGGTCAACAAGGGTGTCTGGTCAAAGGACGACTTTGAAGAGTTCAAGATCATGGGTGGCACCGCTCGCGGGATCACCGCGCTGATGAAGGTGCGCGAAGCCTACGAAGGACGGGTGCCGCTACAAAGCGCTTCCCTTGATGGAGCGCCCAGCAAGGAAGAGCTGTATGCCATGGTCGGCGATCCAAAATACAAGACAGACACTGCTTACCGGCAGAAGGTTGAGCGCCTGTTCAACCAATACGCAAAATAGTTGAGGGGATCTCCACCCCGTCTGCCGAAAGGCAGTTGCCATTTGACCCAGCTTCGGCTGGGTCTTTTTTGTACAACCTTCAATCCACCCTATTGCACTGTTGCAAAAAAGCCATACAATCGCGCCAAGGCCCACCGGGAAACCGACCCCCAACCGCAGCGGATGCTGACGACTGGCTGCCGTAAGCAGCAAGCACAGGCCCGGCTTACCGGCTCACCGAGCGACAAACCCTGATCAATCAACCGAATGAGGTATCCAAATGAGCGTTTCTCTCTCAAACGCCTTTGTGACGCTGTTCGATGCTGAGGTCAAACAGGCTTACCAGGGCAAAGCAATGCTGGTGGGTGCTGTGCGTCAGCGTCGTGGTGTCGAAGGCTCCACTGTCAAGTTCCCCAAAGTCGGTCGCGGCGTAGCTACTGCTCGCGTCACTCAGACCGATGTCACCCCGATGAACGTCGGGTTCTCCACTGTCACTTGCACCTTGAGTGACTTCAATGCAGCCGAGTATTCGGACATCTTCTCGCAAGCCAAAGTCAACTTTGACGAGCGCTCTGAGCTTGTTCAAGTGGTCGGCAATGCAATCGGTCGTCGCCAGGATCAGTTGATCCTCGACGCGCTGAATGCTGCCTCTGGCACTGGCACCGTGGCAAATTCAATTGGTGGTGCAAACACCAACATGAACATCGCCAAGTTGCGTGAAGCTGCCAAGATCTTGAACACGAAGAACGTGCCCTCCGATGGTCGCAACATCATCATCCACGCCAATTCTTTGGCCGCGATGTTGGAGCAGACCTCGGTGACCAGCTCTGACTTCAACACGGTCAAGGCTCTGGTGCAAGGCGAGATCAACCAGTTCATGGGCTTCACGTTCCATGTACTGGGCGACCGCACCGAAGGTGGCTTGCCCATCGACGGCTCCAGCGACCGCACGCTGTACGCATTCCACAAGGATGCTGTCGGCTACGCAGAGGGCATCGCTCCTCGGACTGAAATCAACTATGTGCCCGAAAAGACCAGCTTCCTTGTGAATGCGCTGTTCTCTGCCGGATCCATTGCGATTGATGCCGAGGGTATCGTCAAAATCACTGCACGCGATACTGCGGCTGCAGCTTAATAGGAGTTAAATCATGGCTTTTTTAGCTGACGGCTTTAACACCATTGGTGGCCAACCAAAAGCTGGTAACGCGCCATCCATTTACACATACGCATCTGCTGACGCTCAGTCAGTGATTCGTGTAAGTGGATACTTCAATGCGGTGTCTTCCATCCTTAAGGTTGGCGACATCATCTTCTGTTACTCGGCAACGGGTGGCACACCAGTGATGTCTACAGCTTACGTTGTCAGCAACGCTTCTGGCGTGGTTGACATCACTGACGGCGTGACCATCACTGCAACTGATACCGATTAATTTCGGGTTGTTGCATAGGGCCATCTTCTGGGGATTCTCGGAGGATGGCCCTTCTCACATTAAGAGGTTCACATGGCTGCTGGCGACACTGGTATATCGATCTGTTCTGATGCCTTGCTGCTGATCGGGGCCAAGGCAATATCGTCTTTCAATGACGGCACCGACGAGTCGAGCGTGTGCGACCGCCTCTACCCAGACATCAGGGATTCGACCTTGATAATGTACCCGTGGACGTTCAGCATGAAGAAGGCGCAGCTCGCGCAACTGCTGACCACCCCCACAAGCATCTGGCGCTACCAATACCAACTTCCCGGTGACCGCTTGGCCTCGCCCAGGCTGGTTGTCCAGAGCTCCGCAGAGGGCTCGCCTATCCAGAAAGACTGGGAGATCCAGGGTGACGTACTGCTCACCAACCTGCCCAGCGTGTTCATTGACTACCAATACAGCGTGCCCGAGTACGCGATGCCCAAGTACTTTGTGCAACTGCTCAAGTATCAGGTGGCTTGGCACATTGCCGAGACCGTGACCGAGCAGCAGGACAAGGCAACCAAGTGGCAGCGCGTGGCCCTTGGCGACATCTCTGAAAATGGCCGAGGTGGGTATTTCCGCACCGCAGCCCAGATCGATGGTCAAAATACTCCCGTAAAAGTCATTGAAGACTACAGCCTAATCGCAGTGAGGAACTGATGCCGCGCTTTGTCGAGTTCACCACCAACTTTGCAACGGGCGAGCTCGACCCGTTGCTGCGTGCGCGGGTGGATCTGCAGGCCTACAACAACGCCCTGGCCAAAGCCACCAACGTGCTGATCCAGCCCCAGGGTGGCTTGCGCCGCAGGCCAGGCACCAAGCACGTCTTTGAGCTGCCCAACGCATCTGCTGGCGCATCGAGTGCTGCCAACGGTGTGCGGCTGGTGCCCTTTCAGTTTTCGGTGGACGACAGCTACATGCTGTGCTTTACCCACAACCGCATGCACGTCATCAAAAACGGCGTGGTGCAAACCAACATCAACGGTACTGGCAACAGCTACCTGACCACCACCATTGGCTCGACCATCGTGGACGATATGTGCTGGACTCAGTCAGCTGATACGCTGATCGTTGTCCACCCCGACCTGCAGCCGGTGCGCATCACCCGCACCAGCGACACGGCCTGGACGGCAGCAACAATCACCTTTGACGCGATTCCCAAATACGCCTACGACATTGACTTCCACACCAACACCGGCTCAACCCTGACCCCGTCTGCTGTGTCTGGAAATGTGACGCTGACTGCGTCAACCACGCATCACGACTCAGGCACATTGCAAGCAGGAACCAGCACAACCGTCACCCTTAAAGCAACCGCAAGTTCGACAGATGACATCTACAACGGCATGTATGTCACGATCACGGGCGGCACCGGCTCTGGTCAAGTCAGGTTGATTGAGGACTATGTTGGCAGCACCAAGGTGGCCACAGTTGGTGAGGCTTGGACAACCATCCCAGATGCCACCAGCACCTACACCACCACCACCTGGTCATCGCTGTCAGTCAACCAGTACGTCAATGCGCAGCCACAGGGCCGCGCCAGGATCGTTCGGTATGTGTCGGCCACTGTGGTAGAGGCGGTGACCGAGTACCCGTTCTTCAACACAACCGCCATCGATGCTGGCCGCTGGGAGCTTGAGCACGGCTATGTGGATGTGTGGTCGAGCACAAAGGGCTGGCCACGCACCGTCACATTCCATGAGGGCCGCTTGTACTTTGGCGGCAGCAAGTCGCGCCCATCCACCGTTTGGGGATCCAAGATCGGCCTGTTTTTTGACTTCGTCCCAAATGAGTCGTTGGACGACGATGCTGTCGAGGCAACGCTAGACACCAACGATCTGAACGTGATCACCGACATTATCTCTGGCCGCGACTTCCAGGTGTTCACCACTGGCGGCGAGTTCTTCATCCCGCAGCAGGGATCTGACCCGGTCACGCCCCTGACCTTCACCTTCAAGAACGTGAGTCGCAATGGCATCAAGCCGGGCACCCGCGTGCAATCGGTGGAGTCGGGCTCGATCTACATTCAGCGCCAAGGCAAGTCGCTCAACGAGTTCATCTTCAACGACACCCAGCTGACCTACATCACCCAGCGCATCTCGCTGTTGTCTGGCCACCTGCTCAAGGGGCCGCAGCGCATTGCCTTGCGCAAGGCATCCAGCACCGAGGAGGCCGATCTGCTGCTGATGACCAACACCGATGACGGCAGCATGGCGGCATTCAGCATCATGCGCAGCCAGCAGGTGACCAGCCCGTCTGAGTTCACGACCGATGGCTTCTTCATTGATGTGGGCGTGGATGTCAACTCCATCTATGTGGTGGCATGGCGCAGCTTCAACGGTGTCAATCGGTACTTCATCGAGCTGTTTGGCTACGAGTATTTCACCGACTGCGCCTTTGTTGGCGGCTCTGCTGCTGGGGTTGCATCTGGTTTGCCGCACATTGGCAAGTCACTCAATGTGATCTGCGATGGCTCACCCCAGGGCAACGAGACCGTGAGTGCTGGCGGCGCAGTGACCTTCGACCGCGAGTCGGTTACCAGCTACGAGGTGGGCCTGCCCATCAACGTCTACGTCAAGACCATGCCTGCCGAGGTCAAGCTGCAAACCGGCAGCCGGTTGTCGTTCAAAAAGCGGATTGTCGAGATCAGCGCGGTGGTCAACAAGACCCAGAACATGACCATCAACAACCAGCCCGTCGCGTTTCGCCTGCTGGACAACCCCTTGCTGGACGACCCCATCCCGGAGTTCACCGGCATCAAACGGGTTAATGGCGTGCTGGGTTACAACCGCGAGCAGTTTATTGAGGTGTCCCAGAACCTGCCGGTCAAGATGAACCTGCTCGGCCTGGACTACCGCGTGGCTGTTTTCTCAGGAACATAAAAAATGGCAACAGCACCTAACCCATATGCAGCAGGATTGGTCGCAGGCGCGGGGCTAATAGGCGCTTACGGCGAGGCCGAGGCCCAGCAAGCTGCTGCGATAAATCAACAGACAGGCTATTTGCTGCAAGCGCGTAACACGCTGGCGGTGGCTGAAGTGCGTGCCGACATGGCCGATCAATACGCCACCATCCAAGCAGGCCGCACTCTTAAAAAAGCCGAGATTGAAGCGCAGAACTACACCATTGCTGGCAACACATTGCTCAAGAACATGCGTGCCACAAACGCTGCGATGCGTGCCAGGGCGGCTGCAAGCGGTGTGGTGCTGGGTGAGGGATCTGTCCAGGCCGTGCAGCGCGAGAACGTGGCCGCGACCATGCGCGATGTTGGCATTGCCGATCTGAATGCGCTGACTGCGCGAGTGTTGGGCTTTGAAGATGCCAGCGCCATGCTGCAATCCACTGAC